ACAATGCCGTGTACTATATAATTTGAATTTAGATATTGTATTGATATTATTCCATATTTATTCATTGCTTCTCCTAAAAACTCTTGAACTGCTTTAACTGTATCATAAACAGTTGAACCACAAAAAACACGCTGTTCAATATACATAATATCACTTCCTTAATTTAAATCTATTAATTTATTATTTAATATCCAATTTACCTTATCAATACTTTCATCAAATATACAATTCTTTGAACCCATACCACAATCATTTGCATTAATATATTGTACCTTATATGTATATATAGAATTGCTTGGTAACAAATCTTTTGCAATTTGTTCATAGTATTTATTTTGTAATCCCTCATCTAATAATAACACAACTCTCTGTGGTCTACTTTCTTCTATTAATTGTTTTTGTTGACTACTAATTCTACAAGTTCCAAGAGCAACAACATTTTTTATTCCCATACTATATGCTTGTAATACAGATTTTTCACTCTCAACTATATATATAGTATCTTTTAAATATTCTCTATTTTCATATAATCCAAATAAAAACAATGCTTTCTGGTATCTAATAATTGGAAGATATTTTGGTATACCATTGGAAACATTTTTATAATTAAACCTACCAAGTATACCAACCAATCCACCATTTTTATCTCTTATTGGTATTCCAATTCTACTACTATCTTCATCATATATAAGTCCAAATTTATATTGAGTTAATGTATTAACTCCATCTTTCAAAAATAATTCGCTAATAGTATATTTATAATCTAATAATATTCTATCATCATAAATTTCATAACTATTATCTAATGTCTGTATTCTAAGTTCTTCTAAATAACTTTCAAATATAGATGGTGTCATAGCTTTTTTGTATACTAATTTTTCATTCATAAACTGTTCTATAAATCTAAAACATTCTTTATAAGTACATTCAAGTTTATGTTTTATTAACTCAATAATATCTCCTTGTCTACCTGTACTCCAATGAATAAAAAATAATTTATTTTTAAATAGACAAGTTCCATTTGGACTAGAACCATCATACCAACTGAACTTAAATTCCTTTTCATTGTTTGTTATATTTGTAAACCCCAATGTTTCTAATAATTTATATATTTTATCTTCTGTAAAATCTAAGTTCTTAAATTTCATATTCTACCCTTTCTTGCCTCTATTTTCAAAACTAGGATAACAATATCCCAATTCTTCCCATTGATTAAATCCACCATTAAACCGATATGCAATAGCTATACCATTACTCGTGTTTCTTGTTTTTGCAATAAATACTATTTTTATTTTTCTATATTCATCTTCCATTACTGGAATAGTCTTCATAATAGGTTTACCACTTCTATCTTTTAATACATTGCCGTGATTATCAAATGTTGGAGTTTGTATCTTTATATCGTGTTTAGCTCCAGTAATTTCATCATCCCACATTTGTCTTATTAACAACACTTCTGTTGCTGGCTCTGTAATATGTTTAGATGTTGATATATTTTCTAATGTTAAATATCTAACACCCATATCACTTAAACCTAATTGAACAGTTGCTATTATAGAACTATTTGTTTTATCTGCACACATAAATAATTCTTTAGCCATCTCTTTCATCTCTCCAATTACTTTATGACTAGCACTATCATCAGCCTTAAATACATCATATATAAATCCACCAAAACCTTGAGCTGATAGAGTTTCTATTATCATTTGTACATCTTCGATAGAATAATTAAATATTTTAGCAAACTTAATATATGGAACATAATCTCTATTAATTACTTCTGCTATTTTTTTAAATTTATTTTCTTCTTGTGTTGTAAACTTTCCTACCTTTAGTCTTCGCCTATCTAATCCTTCCTCTCCATATAAATCGTGAGATACCATAGCAATCATTAATTGTTTAAATTCACTGATTGTTTGTTCATTAGATATAATACAACATTTAATACCAGCTTGTAACCAAGCTCTTACAACAACAGCAAATGAATATGATGTATTATGTGTAGGTATAAAATCATCAGTAATATATAATTCACTATCTCCACTAACCTTAATACATACCATTTCTGTTTCATATCCTTTATCAACTATTGCTTTAAGTTTAATTGGTTTACTTGCAACTTGTTCAAAGTATCCTGTATTAGCACTTGTTCTCCATACTGTCCAACCACAACTTCTAGCCAATTCTTCCATAAAATCTAACATAGGAACATTTCTAGTATTTACTTTAAATGCCAATGTTGTTTCTGTTCTATTAGAAGATGAAGCTAACCAACCAGTTAATAAATCCATTTTATCGTGATAAGATAAAGAATATATTAAATCTTTACTAAACGCTCTATATTGTTTTCCAGTTGTATGATTAACAAATATATCCATAGCTTGAAGTTTACCACGACCTTTACCATTCATCCAATTAATAATAACATCATCAAATTTAATTTTATACAATCTATTAAATATAAATCCATCATTTATCATTGCATAATTAACTCCCTCAATATTATTGCTGATTGAATTAAAAAATTCATTATATGCTTCACCTGTATTAAATTCAATAGTTCCTGTTTCTAAATTACATTTATCTCCAGCTATATATCCTATTGAATATAAATGATGCGATGCTCTTAATTGATGTCTTCTCATTGGTTGATAATTTTTTCTTGGTAACATATAATATGTATTTAATCTATTCTCATTCATTTTATTTAAAAACCAACCAAGTTCTTCTGTAACTAAATTTCCATCTCTGTCTTTTAATGTCCATAAATGTTCAATACAACACTCTGTTGATGAACCATCTTCAAATATAACTTCATATACTCTTTTTTTACCTTGTGGGAAAACTCCAACAACTCTTTGAGTTCCCATTGAACCCCAACTAGCTTTATTATTTTTTAATGGATATGAACATACAATTTCTCCAACCTTTAATGAACCTATTGGTCTATTTCCATATGGAGTTAAAACTTTTGCAGTTAATGGTTGTGCTTTACCTTGATTGACGTGACCACCTATAAAAGTTAATCCCCTATTCAACCCAAGTATTTCATAATTTAATAATGGAGATGTTGCTGCAATACTTAGCCCCATTTGTTTTCCACTATTAAATAATTCAAAATCTTCTTCTGTTATTGAAAAATCTTCTACTCTAGTTTCACTACCAGTTTTTATAAAAGTATCATTTAACTGATATGAAAAGAAAGCTCTCATTTCTTCTACTGTCATTAATGCTATTTTATCATAATATTTCTCAACATTAATTCCTTTATTCTCTAAATCATTAATGACATTCATTTTAACAATTTCATTATATAAACCATCAACATTAGAACTATCTAATGAATGTGATATGATTTTAAATGTATCATATCCACCAAACTCATCAAACTTTTCTTTTATGATAGAGTTGCTACCAACATATGTTAATACAGTTGCTTGGTCAAATGAAAGTATTCCACTATTAACCATCTTCTTACCAATAGAATAGTAAAAAGATGAGCTATCCTCTTTAAAGAAAAATGATAGTTCATCTATTTTTTTAGAGAACTTAGAATATATCTTAGGATTTTTCCATAAACAAAATACAAAATTGTTTTCCATAATCTCTCTATTTCTAAATTCCATTTATCTCCCCTTTATAAAAACCTAGTAATATCTACAATATCTTTATTTCTATGTTGTGTTGTAGTATGAAAGTAATCTAAATATTCACTATGTTCTGTAATCTTATTTTTTTCTTGTTTATACTTATTTTTATTTTCTTCAAACTCTGTATCTATAATCTTAAATATATAAGCTATTCTTTGAAATATATTTAATTCCATTGCTTTAGTTATGTAAAATGGTTGTGAAATTATTTCATCAACTATTTGAAGGGAAAAGGCTACATATTCTAAATCATCACTATTATTTATTCTTTCTGTTATTTGCTTAGATATTCTATTATAAATGGTAGAGTTTGAAGATGGTATTTGTAAAATAAATTTAAAGATTACATTTTTAAACATATCTCTAATTTGTTTTTTATTCATACCATCAACTCCTCATATATATTAAATATTAAATCTAGTAATTATTTCTTGTAATGAAGTAATCTTGTTTTTAGTTGGATGTTTTAAATCTATTTCATTTTCAATAATTGCTTGTTGTAATTCTAATGCTATTGCACTTGCAGCTTCCTTACCAAAAACTTTTATTTTATTTACAAGTTCAATTAATGTTTGTTCTTGTATTTCTTTATTATGTTTTAATGTTTCTGTTTTTTCTTTCTCTTCTTTTACAACAGCTTTTTCATAATCTTTTTCAGATTTAACTCCAGTTATTTCCATTACAGCTTTTTTTAAAGTATCAATAAATATTTTTGTATCTAATGGTATTCTCTCTGGTACATTTGGAAATCTACTTCCAGCTGAATAAAATCCATCTCCTCTAAATCTCAAATGTCTTTCTCCATTAACAACTCTACCATTAACTATTGATTTATCTTCTTCTATGATTAATATAAAATCTGCATCATTTGCAAACATTCTATCATAATCTTCTGTTAAATTTGAACCTAAAATTTGATATCTTGTTCATCTATTTTTGTTTTAAGTGTTTTTATTTTTGTATTACCTATAAAGAATATACC